GAGCCCGCTTCAGGAGACTTTGACCAACAGGCTCCAGTTGGGTCAACTCGCTGAGATTAAGGCCACCGTAAAGGCTGTAGAGGCTCTCCGTAACGCTCCACCGCTCCGCCTCCTCGTCAACCCGAGTTCGTTCAAGATCAGTTCGGAGAAGGTTATCTCCGATGGCAACTGGACACGTAACGGCCCCATTGTTGAGCATTGGGGAGAGAGCCAAGACAAGATCGATGCGTCGGGCAAGCTGGCAGGGTTCTTTTCAATCGATGCCGTAAACCCGGCTCCAGACGCTCAAGGCGAGGGTCCCGGCCTCACTCGTGGGGCACGGCAGTACTCGGCAAGTTACCAAAACTTCATGTCCTTGTATTTGCTCTACCGAAGCAACGCGAACGTGTACACAACAGGGGCGCTTCCAGACTCTAAGGACGCTTACCTCAACCGTCTGTCGATGGTTGGTTCCATGTACATCTACTACGACGACACGATGTACATCGGGTCCTTCGACAACTTCAACATCACTGAGAGTGATGCGACCCCTTACTCTCTGGAGTACAACTTCCAGTTCACGGTCAGGGCCACATTCCTCCTAGATCATCCTCCTACGTATACAGCGGAGGCCTCCAGTTTCACGAGTAGGCGCATGGTCTTGCCAACCACGACTCCTGTGGTTGGTCCTGAGGAGTTCTCTTCTGTCCCGTTACCTCAGACCGTAGTGCCGACTCAAGAGTCGCAGACAGTAGCCTCGACCCCGGACCCTCTTGCGGATCTAGAATCTGTCAATCTCTGACCCTCGGAAGTTTGGTGTTTGATGGCCCGTAGCCCTTTCCAAGGAACGTACCAACCCAATGCGAGGCCCACTGTTGTGACGGCCCCGGATGCCATTGTGTTCCTCAATGGGGAACAAGACATCCAAGGTTGCCCCACCTGTAAACGCAAGTTCGACTTGAGCAAGTACATCACTCAGATCCAAATCAATCTCGACATAGACAGCGTTCCAGGGACGGCTACGATCAACCTGTCCATCCCACGCCATACCGTGGACGACTTCTTTTTCGACGGTATCCCGATCATCTCCCCTATGATGGAGATCGAAGTCTTCGGTAAAGGGTACTACCTTCTTGAAGGCATCCCTCAGTACTACCCTATTTTCTGGGGTCTAGTGACAGAGGTCAGTGACTCGTACTCGGGAGGGGAGCACACTGTCTCGGTCCAATGCGCAGATATCCTCAAGTGGTGGGAGATCTGTCGGATGAATGTCAATCCGGCGTATACGGCCCCAAACCCTAAACTCGGAAAATCCATTTTCGGTAACAACCTCTTCGGTACAAACCCTTACGACATGATCTTCACCCTAGCTCAGATGGCTATGGGTGACGTGCTTCTTGCTACCGGCTCTCTCGTATCCCTGAACAAGGAGAGGGCACAGAAGCAGACTTTTGCGGCCTCCCTGTCTGACATCATGACGTATTGGGCCAGTCGGTTCACCAAGATCCGTTCCAATCTCCTCCTCTACGGGGTGACGGGAGTGGCGGTTCGAGGTGATACTATTTGGGACAGGTACCAGACCGGAGGGGCTAATAGCGCCAAGGGTTTCGCGGCCTCCTCAGTCCGTAAGGCACAGGGTGGCGAGGGGCAACTCAACTTCGATCCCACCGACTCCAACGTGACCGCTTATCGAACTCAGATTCCTGAGGCAGGTGCTGGCGCGACCAACTTCTGGCAGAATGACTACCAGACCAAGTTGGAAATCGCCAACGCCTGTAAAGAGGCGATCGGGTTCGAGTTCTACATGGATGTGACGGGAGACATCGTCTTCAAGCCACCGTTCTACAACCTGGACATCCTCTCGAATAAGCCAATCTCCTGGATACAGGACATCGACATCATCAACTGGGACTTCTCAGAGTCTGAGTCTGAAGTCGTCACGCAGATGACCATCCAAGGTTCGGCAAACGGGAGTATGGACTACGGGCTAGGTGCGGATCTGACGCCTTTCACAAGCGTCACTGACTACCACCTGCTCCGCAAGTATGGCTGGCGGCCCCATACTTACAATTCGGAGTTCCTAGGGGGTCTTCAGCGACTCTTTTACCACGGTCTTGACGTGCTCGATCGAATCAACTCTCGACGGCACCAAGCTAGTATAACGATCCCTTTCCGACCCGAGCTTCGACTTGGCTTTCCCGTGTATGTTGGACCCAAGGACCAGGTTTGGTACGTGAAGGGGATCAGTCATAACGTCGCGTTTGGTGGTCAAGCGACGACGACACTTGCCCTGACAGCCCGTCGGGCGAAGTTCCAGGCCATCAAGGGCATCTCCGAACTCAAGGTCAAGGGGAAAGCCCCTTTTGACAAGAGTAGTCCCAAAGAGGCCCCTTCCCCAGCCACTGTCGCAAGCACCTCTTACGAGTTGAACCTAGGGGACGCAGGGACCATTCCGGCTATAAACCTTGACCCTGATAACTCTGCCTCCTTGGCTCCTTACGAACCTCTTATTCTACGGCACCCCAAGACCGGACGCATCGTTGGCTACCCTAATGTCGTCATGGTCTACTCCAGGCCGTACGATAAACAAGAGGGCCTAGATGCAGTCTCGGGTCAGAAGGCTCCAGGCACGAACAGCCATGTCCCAAAGAAGAACAAGGCTCAAGTAGCCAAGAACCAGGAGTCGAACAAGAACGAGCTGGCCCAGCAGTCTGTGGCCAACCTGCTCTTGGAAAACAAGTATGGGCATAACCGGTACTCCTACGGCCTTAACTCTGCTGGAGTTTACGTCTACGCCCATGATGTCTCTAGGTACATCACTCAGATGTCGCTCATCCCTGAAAAGAACATCAAGACTCTTCATGATGGGGAGACGCAGAAGTTCTTGGACTCCCAGAAGGGCATCAAGAGTCCTACTACGATGATCCGTCCTGTGTCGGATGAACGTGGGTTCGAGGTCGTGGGACACTACCGTTACGGGCGTGGAGTCTCTCTTCGTGACGGGTCTCTGATTCAGAACGAGCTAGGTCCGAATACGAGGATCGGGGACAGGAGCAATGGGAGCCTTGGCAATACAGGAGAGATACAGCTCGCTCTTTCCGGTAGCTTGCAAGCTACGTTGAATGCTCAGTCCCAAGGTATTACGACTGGGGTCTCGGCCTATCCGAACCCCGCAGATGCGATTGCTCGTTTGCAGCCAGAGGATTTGCAAACAGCCGCTTCAATAGTCCCAGATGCTGGTGGGGGCACGGACAAAGTCCAATACTCAGACCTAGGTACGAACTTCGTTGACGTGGCTCCTCTCGGGTCACCGGAGCAACAAGGTGTGCCGACCAACGTGGAAGCCTCTCAGCTCTCTAGGGCTCTTACCCTGGCAGAGATGACCGTCAAGTTTCACAACGTACCAGGGACAGTCGATTGTGAATGCCAGGTCGGAAGGGCTGACCTGGCATTCATCAACTACGGGTACCAAACAGGTAAGACCATAAAAGAGTCGAGTCCAGACTCATCCACTTTAGATGGCGCTCTAGCCAACCTCGACGTTGCTCTAGCCAACCTTGATGCCAATACAGCTCCAAAGGCACCCGATGTTAAGGGCGAAGATCAGATTGCACGGGTCGAAGATTACCTGTGGAACTTGTACAAGGCCCTTGACGATTCACACATCCCACTAGAGAACGCTCTCCGTGGCGATCCCAACGGTGTAGACCCTGACACGAGGGTTCAACCGGATCTATTCAATCTACCAGACGAGTCAGTTTCCGGCGTCGCCCCACCGTTCTCTTCCATGCGAAGAGCGGCTATGGGAGATCCTCTTGCGACGGCTCAACAAGGGAAATCCGCCAAGGAAGACCTGAAGAACAGGTTCAGCAATTTTGGGGACGACCTACGTAAGGCTACCAAGACCAAGAAGGTTGGAGTTGAGTTGACCAACCTCAAGTCCAAGGAGAACCGTCTTCGACGCAGGCTTGCGGACGCAGAGAACAAGTCCATCAAGAATGATGACGATATCTCCGACTTGAAGAAGGAGATCGCCAAGACAGAGCAGGAAGTTACCCAAAAGGAGGGTGAGCTGGCAAGGCTCACCGAGTAGGCTATGGCGAAAATACCTTACGGTAAGGTCCCTGACAAGGACTTCGCCTCTTCTGGTAGCGACCCCTTTTCGGGGACTCGTATCGGGATTCTTACCCGAGTTGATGAGCACCACCTGAAGGCGGACGTTCGTATCATCAGTGGTGGAGACGAGAGGTTCGAGTTGGACCTCACTCAGGCCATGGCGGGTCCGAGATCCTTCTTGGGGGGCATCCCTGAAGTCAACTCCATCGTTATCCTGGCCTACCGTCGTCGAAGCAAACAGATCTACGATGCTGTGATCCTCGGGTACCTCCCGATGGGTAACTTGATCGGGCTTAAGTTTGATCCTATGGCAGCTATCCCACCTGGGGAAGTTGAGCCTGCGGACGTCAATGGTGTGCGGAAGCTCTTTGGAAACACGGTTCGATACAAGCGAATCAAAGGCAAGTCAGGGGACATTTTCGGAATGTCCTCGTCTGGTGCTGAGATGCAACTGTCGAAAGACGTGCGTCTCACTAACCGAGCTGGGGATAGTTTCGAGTTACGGGACACAGACCGTACATTCGTGACTCAGGCCATTCATCGAGTTGACTCAGACTCAGCTTCTTACTTTCTTTCGGGGCCGATCCGTCGCGGGGCCATGAACCTACCCCCTTCAATTTTCAAGAAGGGTAAAGTTCTCAAGACTGAGGCAGACCGGTATTTTGGAGGGGACGAGCTAGCGGCTGTGGGTGTTCCTGGTTCGACCTTCTCCAATTCGGGAACGGTTCTTGACCGGATCAACAACGACACAGAGTTCCCACCCCTTACCTACTCAAATGGTCGACAGGCGTTCTTTGCCAGTGATGCGGCGGCCACAGACTTCGAGAATTCTGAGGACGGGGGCACGCTCCGAGCCTTCACTGAGAGGCGCATTGAGATCCGGCATGACACTGACCTCCGTCAGGAGGTACTGGACGAGATTGACGGCTTTGGGATGGACCGTCCACGGGCCTACATCGAGCAAGTGTTTGGTACGGTTGTAGGTAACGACCCGATCTCTACCCAAGGGCAGAGGCAGTACGCTCAGGTCCTAAAGCCTAAAATCTTCGAGGACTTCGACCAAGTTGCAGCCCCTGCTGGATTTCGGTTGGAGGAGTGCTCGCGACCCCCTTCGTCGGCGATTGATGAAGCGCAGACCATGGCAGGTGGGTACCTTTTCAAGCTCACCCCTCCACGGAGTGCCTCACGCAACGAATTCGCGATGGCGGTTTCTAAGCAAGGTAAGCTCTTCGTCAACATTCCGGGGAGCACGGTCGAGAACTACTCCTCCAAGAACATCTCAGCAGAAGTCAATGCCGAAGGTGCCCTCAAGATGCGATTGGGGGCTTCGAGGCCAGATCGTGTCTCACTCCACCTAACCTTGGAAGGCGGGATCTTCCTGGATGTAGGGCCCAACGCCGATGGGCAGTGCATCACTACCAACTTCCGAGGCGCGATCAAGAACATCTACCGTGGGGGCAACGGGACTGAAGACGTAGCCCATAGCATGGATGTGCAGGGTAACGCCGAACGGAACGTCTCGGGCAGTGTCTCGGATGTCGTCAAGGGTGCCCACCAGATGGTTGTAGACGGCAGTCACAGCGTCCAAGCCAGTTCAGTGAAGGTCAATGCCCTCAACGGCTATACGGCCAACCTGGGCGGCTCTAGCACCATCATTTCAGGGAAGACCCAATCCCACCATGCGCAACTCGTACAAGAAACGATTGCGACTGGCGGGAAGGTCTCGACTATCTTGCTCGGAGGGTGGTCCCAAACGGTCACGGCGGGAGCTATGACCTGCAATGTTGCGGCAGGTGCTACCTCCTTCAATAACCCAGCAGGTGCCTTCGCTATCACAGTTGGTACCGGAGCTATCTCTATCACAGCTACCTCAGGGGCTGTCACCCTGTCCACAGCGGCTGGAGCCGTATCGATTGCAGCGGCGGCTGGAGCCGTGTCCATTTCAGCAGGGTTGGCTCTTAACCTAACCTCTCCCGTGATGATCTCTTTGAACTCAGTCCAGATCCTTCTTGGTGGTCCTGCGGCAGTCCTTGGTGTTGCAAGAGGTGCTCCAATGCAACCACCTGGCTCACCTAGTTTGGATTGGATCACTGGCATTCCTTTGCAGGGGTCCGCTGTGGTGCGTTCGATCTGATGCCGATCACTTCTGCCGGGCTTACGGGTGCTATTATTACTGGGTTGGCGAGTGCCACGCTTATTGGTCAAGGCATGCCAAAGCTTGCGCAGGGGATTGCCAACGGGCTTGTGCCGTGGATCAAGTCCTTGAGCGTCGTGACTGCGGATGCGGGTTCGGCGGGGGTGGGTACGAGTTTCATGGTTTGGGCGGTACCCGGGCCTGTTCTGGTTGCGAACCTGCTCATCGCCTATCCGGCCAACGGTCATATTGGGGTCATGGCTCCTTTGGAGGCGACTGGTCTTGGGATTGGGTTGGGTCTTGGTTTCATTCAAGGGGCGATGGTGTCCCAACATGCTGGTGTAGGTACTGGGACGGGTATCGCTAGGGTGACCGGAGGTCCAGCCTTCCCGTTCCTGATGCAGGGGTTTGCGGGTGCTGATATCAAAGGGACAGGTGCAGTTCAGAAGGCGTCGGCCATCTCTCAAGCTCTTGCGATCACCCTTGCAGCTTTTACTTTGCCTGTACCCATTGTAGGGTCGGCATCCCCTGCTGGAGCCTCCGGTGTGGGTCTTGGTCGAATCCTCTAATGATGAAGATGGTATGAAATGGTCTCGATCAAAGGTTACGTTCTTGAGAAGCCTCGGGTTGGGTCGGCGAATTCTCCATTCACGTCGAGCCCCGACAACCTTGTTTTCGACTCTGGAACCTATAACAGTGCCTATGGGGTTGACGAAGATTCCCCAGGTCGCACTGAGTATCTTGCCCTTAGTTTGGTCGATGGGGACCTTGCTGATGCTGAGTTCGGATGGACCAAGAATGAAGCCGGAGTCCAACGGTTCGACTATGACGGGCGGGATCAACGCTTCCGCCCCCTCCCAGGTTCTACTCGTCAGATCGTTGGCGTCCTTGACGCTACGTCGAATACGACCCGATTCAAAGTAGCAGTCCCGACAGAGGTGCCCTCCGTATCCCCGTATCGTGTCTCAGTCGGGTCGGTTGCCAGCGGTACCACTTTTACTGTGACCACTGTTGCTACGGACGGATCGTTTACAACCCCTGCTACAAAGCAAGTTCAACTGAGTCTTGCCACTGGGAACCTCCACTGGAACACCTCAGACATCACCACAACGTACATCTCTCAGACGGTCTATTTTCAGAGGCAGTCCTTCTTCACGCTCAAGGAGTCCACGGGTCGGATTGGACTTGCTGAGGACACTCTTTTGCTCAACCCTATCCCGGGCGTTGGGGTTGGGGGGGCAAGACAGCGACCGTTGGTCAGGTTCGGGTTCGGCCTCTACTTCACTCCTGTTGATGTGGTCGATGAGGCTAGTTTTTCTTCCGACCCTGTCCGTGGCACATTCGAGTGGGCTCGTGATACGGGTCGATTGAAGTTCAACTCCGTGGACGCGGCTGCGAACGTGGGGGAGCCGGTTTACTACGATGGTGTTTTGTTCGAGAGTGCCAAGACCCTCTCCCGTCAGAATCTTGGTACAGTTTCAAGCCCAGCCTCGATCTCAGGCCTTCCATCGTCCGGAGTGGACCTTGTCTTCCGTGCAAAGAAGGCAGTCCTTACAGGGACCGCGACTTTCCCGCTCACAACCGTCCTACAAGACGGGTCTGCGAACTTCGTCTCAAGCAAAGTGAAGTCAGGGGACATCGCCATCCTCACCTCAGGCACCTATAGCGGGTCACGCCGCAAGGTCACGGGTGTGGCGACGACTCAACTTACGGTAGCTCCGCCATTCCCCTCCGTGACAGGTGCAACGTACTCGATTGAGAAGGCTGCGGATATCTACCAGTTTCCTGAGACGCTACGAGTAGACTCGATTGCTTCGGGTAAGGCAGGGCAGGTACAAGTCGACGGCACTGGGGCGGTTGGGTTCTCTAGTGCGGACACGGCTACCTATGGATCAAGGACAGCCGAAGTTGTGATCGGAGACCTCCCTCTTGAGAGAGGGATCTCGATGCGGTTTGCTCGTAACCAAGTGGACCCCTCAGCGGAGTCCCCTGATCTCAAGGATGTCTCTACCTTCTTTGCGGTGGAGGACTCCATCATGGCTGACCCGATCATCGGTCAGACATCAGTCTTTCTTCCCGTACTCCCCATCGACGATGATGCCTACCCTACTCTAATCGAGGTCGTACAAGGGACTGGAACCTTCACCGGAACCCTCCCACGTCTCGACATTGGAAGCCCTCCGACAGGTCTTGGGTACACACTCGACTTCGATAACCGACAGATATTCTACGCAGTCCGTCGCAATGCTGAAGTCGTTGACATCCTGGACCGAGTAGCGGCGGTGGGTCTTCCCGATCCCCTCCTAGTTTCTTCCAATGTCACCTTGGAACTGAATCAAGGAGCCGGTTACTCAGCACTTACGGTTGGCGATGATGCTCTTCTTGACACTACGTCAGGTGTCGTCACGTTCGTAACGAAGCAAGGTACTCTTGTTGCAGAGGGGTCAACGGGTTCAGTTTCGATTCTTTCCACACTGACGGATCTGGCTGCGGATTTCGTCACCGCAGGCGTTTTAGTGGATGACCTTGTAGTGGTCACGACAGGGGCACTCAAAGGGGTCTACACGGTTACCTCAGTAGTGGCTACGGCTTTAGGGGTAGAGCCAAGCTTTGCCTCAACTGGTACTGGGGTTCAGTATCAAGTGCGTCGAGGTAAAGAGATCCTGGCTGACCGGTTCTTCCAAGAAGTTGTCCTTCTTGACCGCGCTACCAAGATCGAACGTATCCGTAGCCTCGGTACCGTCTCTAACTCACCACGACTTTCCGTCCCCAAAGAACGTATCGGTTCGACTCGGTTTCGATTCGCTTCAGGTCTCTTCTCCAGTTTGGTCACTGTAGTTGCTACGGACGGGTCTTTTACCACCCCTAGCAGCCTTGGTGTTGGGGTAGTGGAGATCAGTCAAGCTACGGGCAACGCCAATTTCAGTCAGGTAGACGTGGTAGCTGGCGGGGCTGTCTTCGCCGTCTTCAACATGATCCAAGGTAGTGACTACCGGATGAGCCCGGACCTGGGTCTGGTTCAGTTCATCGAACGCATGCTCTCAAGGGATGAAGTCCTCTTCACCTATGCTTCCACGTCCAACCCAACCCTCTACGTAGAGGAGCGTGGGGCGTTCCTGGTGCGCAAGGAGTTGATGGTTCACTCAACCCCTACTACGACCCTACCCTTCAATGCTACGGGCCGTACCGTGGCCCTAACCCCAGCGGCCAAAGTCTTTCGTGGAGGTCGCCCTCAATCCTCCGCTCAGGTGGTTGTGAGCGAGACTGCTTCGACGGTTACGTTCTTACCTGACGTTCTGCCCACTGTCGGTGGGTCCATGCTCGTTACCGACGTGCTTCCGCATGGCGCGATAGTAAGTCCGATTGAGAATGTCTACATCGACTACTATGTCTACGAGGCTCTTGGCGGGGAAGACACACTCAGTGTTTTGAACCCTCCGATCAATCTTGCCCAGCTTGCGATCGTAGAGGGTGAGAGCACCTTTACGCTCACTGGGGATTGGACAGCGGAGGTTCCGGTCAACCGTCTTATCCGGATCGACTCTGACCAGCTCTACTACGTCTCGGCATCCGTGTACCCGTTCTACAACCCTGACACGGGAGCTGGCCCTCTTACCCAGTTTACGATCACGCAGACCTTTCGGGACTCGGCGAACAACCCTAAGTTGTACGTCACATCAGGGGACATTCGGCTTACAGCCGTGGGTGCTCTACCTTCTTACTTCACCTTGGAGGCGGCTCCTTACGACCCTATCCCGAGAGGGATGACTGTTTTTCGGGTCCAGGGGGACAAGGCTTCGTCTTACTCTACAGGGACGGTCGCCTACTTCTCAGGCTCTGGTTTCAACGAGTACTACCTCATTTCTGGTTCCAAGTACGATGCTACTAAGGACCGGACGGAGATCACGATCACGCAGACGGTAGCGAGGCAGTACGTGTCT